GCTAAACTCTTTAATATCTCTAGCCGTTAAATTTATTTTTATAGTATATAAAAAGCTATCTTTATTATTAAATCTGTCGTTTATATAGTCAAAATAAAACCTATTATATAGAGTATTTACGGGCGTGCCTAGCTCTGTAGTATAGTCGTTTATTACATTAAAAGCTAGCGTATTAGTATTTACGTTTTCAGTAAACGGGTTAGCATTGTATACGCTACCACTACTAAAAGTTTCTTGCGTTATAATTTCGTTAGCCCCGTTCCATACAGTAAGCTCAGCATCGAATAAACTCATAGTAGACGGTAGAGCACTAGCTACGCTATTTCTATAAAATAGTCTAGGCTTATTAGCAAAGTTTTTTATAGTATCGTTGTCCTCTGTTCCTACGTGTAAAATAGAGCCTATAGGTAGCTCTTCTAAATTTTCAGTTATACCAGTATAAGCCGCAGCGAATACGTCTAACTCTATATTTACGTTACTGCTAGCGTCTGAGTTTACTAGTACTTTTAGCTCGCCGTATTTGCTGCCGTTGTCTTGGTTATATTTTTCTAAAAAATAGTCGTCTGCGTCGTCTGCAAATTTAAAGTTTACCTCTTTTACTGATTTTATAGGCGTTATTATTGCGTCTTTTAGATCTACTTTAGTGCTCCAGTCTAACGAGCCGCCTAAGTCTATAAACGTACTATAAGGCTCTATAACTAAAGTACGAGATACGTCTGTAGGCTCTGTTACTAAGTTAAACATTTTAAAACAATCTTTAACAATATCTACTAGCTTAATATCTCTACATAAGTTACCTAGTTTATCGCTAGGCGTTTGTATATCAAACCTAGTAATATTTAAAAAACCAAAAGGGCTAGCTACTTGTACGCCACCGTCCGATGCTTGTTCTGCTATTTGTAAACTTTGGTTATTACCCTCTTTTCTAAGTTTAAAAGTAGCCGTAGCTCCTGCGCTTAGGTTTATATGTCCGCTAAAGTTCATACCTATAAATCTCGGTAAATTAGCGTAACTTCCTAAGTATTGCGTTTGTATTACATACGTGCCGTTCGGTATTACTAAGTCGTTAGCAATAGTAGCTACTAGGCTAATTTGATTTTGTGCCCCTACGCTACTAATTTGCTTTATTACCCCTTGAAAGTTTACGTATAAGTTATAATCTGTAGCTGCGGTAAAAACGCCCGTAGTTAAGTTATACTCGTTATCTACGTCTGCTACCTCAGTATCGCACTTAATCGTATACGCCGTAGCGTTAGTACTTCCTATAGCTGTAGCCACATTGCTTATGCCTTTTGCTTCTACATTTGCTAAATTACTGTCTGCTAGATATTGTTGTAAAATAGGCGGTAAAAAGTATATGTCTTTAAAGTCGTCAGAATCAAAAAACGAGCTATTTACGTTATAGTCTACGTGGCTAAATATAGTATCTAATAATTTTTTTAGCCTTATAGTTAACGGGTAGTTTTGCGAGTGGTAAGCTGACAAGCTAGCAAAGTCAAATAAGTCATCGCTAAGCATATCGTTATATACAAGCGGGTAAAATACGTCTGTAGTACGCTCGCCCGTAGTTATTGTCTGAGGTGCTGCCGCCATATTATCGGTAAATATGCCGTTAGCATAATCCCAACTAAAAACCATATTATCGTAGTTGACGTTATTGTCGGGCTGCCCCGTAGCTACGTTAAAGTTAAATTTATATTTACTGTGCTTTATACCCACTATATCTAAGTCGGCTACTGTATCGTCGCCTAGTAGCTCGAATAAGTTAGCTGAGGCGTCATATATAACTATATTATAGTAGTACTCGTCGCCCTTTTTATCTACGCTTAAAACCTCTAAAAAGCCGTCTATTATTATAGCTCCGTCTATCTCTAAAAAAGCCGCCAAAGTTAAGTTAGGGTTAAAATTTACCGTATACCTATTAACGTCGTTTAGGTGCTCAAAAAATTTATTGTTATTTTTAGTAGCGGGTAGCTTAAAGTTTTTAGAGTAGCTAGAGTTTTTAGCTCCTGCCTCTTTTATATCGTCTACTGAGTAGCTAATATTTATATTTTCATCTGCTAATATGTCTAGCTGCTTGGCTATTGTTTCGCCTTGTGGTACTGCAAATAGTTTTATCATAATTTTTGTACCGTTTTATTGTGCGAGTATTGTACCCCTATTACGTATTGTATAAGCTTATCGTTTGTAGACGTTTGTTTAGTGTAGCTTTTCTCTGTTACTATTACGTTTTCCCAGTCGCCGCTAGCGTTTTGTAGTTGTACTTTAGGGCTAGTAAATAAGCTTTCAAGTACTGCCGCTATCTCTTCGCTTATAAAGTCCGTATTAGCCTCTATACTTTGCGTTACTGTATTAGTAAAAGCTTGTAGCCCGCCCTCGTTAGTACCTTGCTCGTATGCGTTAGTAGGGCTATTTAAAGCGTAGCCGTAGTCTTGCGTAAAAGTTGTACGCCTGCTATTAGTATCTCTTGTACTTTTTTTAGTAAAATTATAATAATCCCACGCCCCTAAACTATTTAGCCACGCTAAGCGGATAGTTTCGAAACCTTTACAATCTTCGTCTTGTATCTCATATACCATACTAGCATAAGCCGTACTATCACCCGTTTCTCTATAAGTTATAACGTAGTCTACGGCGTTAGTAATATCGCCTAAACTTAATAGCGATGCGTCTATCATATTTTGCACCCCTACCCCTCTAAATAATAAGCCGCCGTCTCTAGTCATAGCGTCAGTACCTACGCTACCGCCTTGTGCTATTGTGTTATTATGTGTAAAACTATGTACCGTACTACCAGATGCGTCTCTAAAAGTAACTAATATATTTTTTACGTCTGACGTTACGCCTGTGTCTGTATCAAATCTTTTATAAACTCCATTAAAAAAAGCCATAGTAGCGTAGTCGCTTTTACGTATTCTTTGTGGGCTTGCCGTAGATAGTGAGCCTTGTGGGTAGTCTGATAGAGTTTGACTATTAGCATCAGCCGCTATATATGTACTTATGTCTAATAGCTCGCCTTCTCTGTTTTGCTGCGTTCCATTAAATACAAAAAACGGAGCATTTATAAAACCGCTACCGCTTTGCTGAGTATCTGAGACAAAGCTAAAAAAGTTACCGTCGTTAGGGTTAGTATACTCTATACCCGCTTTTAAAAATACCTTTACTAAGCTCGTGTTATTCTTACTATACTTAGGCGTCTTATGTATTGCGTTTCTAGTACTAGAATCTGCAGCTATAAACTGGTTTACGTCTGTATTTAAATAGTCTTGTATAACGCTATCTATATTAAATAAGGCGTTACTAAACTCGTTACGAGGCTTTTTTAAAGTAGCGGCTAGTACATCGTCTACGTATACCTCTAATATCATTTTTAAGTTAAGTACTGCTACATAACCTTGCGGGTAGATATACGTAGTATTGTTAGCTAGTATTTGGTTAGTAGAAACGCTTACTACTAAGTCTTGGTAAGCTGGGTATATACCTTGTGCCGTTTTTGTATTTCTTATTTGAGCTATTGCCATTTTGTTACATCTCCTTTGTTACTGTTAGTATAAATTCTTCTGCATCTCTAGCGTAAGCATCTGCAAATTTTCTAGGCATTGTTTTTATTCCTTGATTAAGCGCATCTGTAAAAAAGTTACTAGGCTTTACTCCGAATAACTTAATCCCTCTAGCTATTAGATAAACTAAACTTTTACGCTTAATAAACCTACCTTTATCATCTCTAGCTGCACTTAATCCCTTGCGTACAACCCACTTGTCAATTACGCCTGATGGCGGTTGCTTCGTTGTGTACTTATATGGGCTTTTGGGCGCTTTTGCGGAGCTTTTGCTACCTCTTGCACCCTTATCCACTAAATCGGCGTAAGGTGCGCCTAAAAACCTTAATTCTACTCTACCCTGCTTCACATCTAGAAAGTATCCTAAGCTAGCACCTAGCTCACCACTAGCATTTTTGCCTTGTGCATTTAATATACCTCTAGCTACATTTACAGTCTTTTTACCGAAAATATCAAATACCTTTCTAGTGTGTTTTGTTTTCACTACGTTAAAGCTATTGTTAGCTCAACATCTACAGCAGCGCCACTTGTATTACGCACAAATATAGTTTCTAGGGCTGCAACAGATGATATACCTGCTTTACTTGCTGCGCCTCCTACTGATTTGCTGAATAAACAAACGCTACCAAGTGATGGCACCTCTATAGCTCCGGACTTACTAGCAGCTGAAAGAGTTACTATCACAGCATTTGCTCCATCTAAATTAGTAATTTTAACGTACTTAATGTTATCACTATCGAAAGCAGTATCTGCTCCTGCTGTACTAGCTGTAGCTATTGTGGTAAATCCGCTAGAGTTACTAGGTATTTCGAAAATACGCTTAGCTATATGCGTTATTCCTGTTATTGACTTATTGGTAGTATTGTCATATACTACACCTCCTAAAGTTAAATTTTCAGCTATTGCTACTGTTAGCGTCGCCGGTGTGATTGTTGTTGCCATTTTTTAATTAATTATGTTATACAAGCCCAGTACATGCGCCTGCGTTAAATTCTACTTCTATACTTATACTAGCTGTCCATCCTGTAACCTCGTTATCAAAACGCTCTGTAAAAGGCTCGCAGCTAATACTATCTTGTAACCTTATTGTGTTTCTAAAATCATCTACATCAGCATCTAAGGCTGAATTTCTAATCCTGCTAATTACATCACCTATCATCTCTAGCGTATCACTCAATACATCATCCTCGTTAGATTCGTCTTTACTGACTAAATCCATAACAATAATTTGGAAATTATACACTAAATTACCCGTGTCATAGGCTGCTGTTTCTGTAGATACGTGCATCATAGGATACTTGCCGCTTTGTGTTAAATCAACCTCAAATATATCACCAAAGCTAATGCTGGCTAGCTGCCCTTGTGCATTGAAAGCATCAGTAAACACATCGTATAACATTCTTAGTGTTACATTCTTTAATTGAAAACCTTTATAAAATACGCTCATTATTCTTTACTTTGTATGTAGCTTAAATCCTTAGAATACGCTACAAAATTAAAACACTCATCAACACTCAACTCTAGTACAGTATCAAATTTCAATATATCACCGTTAGCTAACTGATATATTACACCATACCATCCATATTTTTCTTCAAACTCTTCTTCATCTGTCTTGTATTCTGCCTTTTCTGTCTCCTGCTCACCTTTGAATATGCTTGCGTAATTTTGATATAGTCTACTGCGATAGTCAAAAAAAAACTAGCAGCAGCGTTTACTATTTCTACGCTCATCTCGCTGGCAAATATATCAGCCCTCTTAGCTGCTGTTCTAAAATCATAATCCTCTATCTCATATTTTTCTTTATGCCTTTTGATAATCGGCCTGTATAATATAGCCATAACCTTGTGCATATCCTGCCATCCGTTTTCTAACTTACCATCTAAATCAACAAATTCCTTTAGCTTCAATTCGCTTAGATTAGGGTTAAATCCATACTCAACGCCATCTATTTCAAATTCTAATACAAGATTTTCACTAGCAGGATTTGCCATTAATTCAGCTAACCTATCTGTAATACCATCAATAACGCTTTTTTTAGCATCACCTACATCATCCATACTAGCGCCTACTATTGTGCTTATTAAATGTAGTTGCTGTTCTGCTTCACTCACATCCTCTCTGTAGGTATTCATGAAATTCATGTAGCTAGAGAGTTTAACCTCATTCCACTTATTAGGGATGTAATACTTGTTGTCGTTAATAACTAGATTCATTGTAGTAATATATATAAAATTAGTTTTTGTATTTTTGCTCTTTCATTGATTCAGAAAGGGCGTAACTTGTAGTGTGGTTGCGCCTTTTCGCTTTTAGTGTACATAGTATTGTCCTGTAGCCTTTAGCTCATATACCATACGCATCATCAAAGCATCAGCGTAATCAGGTGAGCGCCCCAAAGCTGTTTTAACGTCCTCCTTAGCTATCAACTGTAGTTTTGTATCTTTGTCATAGTTCTTACGCCGAACTTGCTCTAATTCCTCGCAAATAGCGTTCTTTGCGCTTATATCATCACATCTCACATATAGGCTTAACTTGTTGATATAATCAGCCAAAACGTAATAACATTGTGTTTTAAGGTTTGTATAGTTTTCACCTTTTAGAGCTTTACTATTATTTACAAATCCCTTACACCTTAGTATATCCTTAACACCACCTCCAATACCATCTTCATCTACGCATATATTAGATAATGGTACGCTGTACCTTTGCTGTAGCTCCTTTATTTTATCAGCGGCCTCTGTTACGCTATTAGTATTCATTGTAACAAACTGCTCTGCCCTCAGGCCGCTCCAGTATATTATTACTGTTTTGTCCTTACCATATCTGGCTATATCGGCTGTAATATAACTATCACCTATCTCTATATTTTTATTCTCAAAAGTGCTTAGTATAGCATCATAATTAATTAGCTTGTCTTCGCTGTCGTCATACTCCCAATTGCCATATAGTAGGCGCTCCTTACTTATACTATCTAATCTATTTAGCTGCTCTTGATAGTGCTTGGATACGTACTTGTTATCTGTTACTAACGATTGTATAAATTTTCTGTGCTTAGGTAATTTATTTTCTTTGTAAGGCTTGTAAAAACTACTATACACCCATTCCTTAGATGGGTTACAGGTGAGTAGTATTTTTGGTATCAGGTTATATTCATCTAGCTTGTACCTCAGCCTAGATGCTACTATCTGTTTAGCTTTCTCTGTTATCTGAGAACATTCATCTATAAATGCACATGTAATTTCTAGTGAGCCTAGTGAGTCAAAATTCTTATCAGATGGGTATGCAAATAAATCTTTTAGTATAACCTGAGAGCCATTAAAAAACGTTATTACATTTGAGCTAGCGTTATACTTGTAATGCTTATCAGCTAATATATCCCATTCGCTACACACCTCAAAAAATGTATTGAGAGTAGTAGTTTTTAGGGCTGTTAGTTTTGAGCGGCCTATTAGTGTTCTTATACCATCATAGTTAAGGCACATCCATATTATATAGCAGCATCCTAAGTAGCTTTTACCACCACCTGCAGCGCCTCCATACAACACCTCTGTAGTAGTGCTATCAGTAAGGTATCTTAGGGCATCGCCCTGCTTAGGCGTTAGGCTCGCTATCTTCATCTATTACTAATTTGATACTAACAGGCTTGTCGCCTCCTGAGTGCTCCAGCTCTTGACGCTCTACATATCCTCGTTTTTTGCCTTTAGTTTTCAAGTAGAATATAGTAGCTGCTGTGCTGCCATCTTGCACCTGCTCGAATAGCTTACTCTCTACAAAATCTAAAGCTACATCCTGTATATCCTTTGCGCTATTAGCAAAATCATCATCATCCTCTAACCACCTGTAATACGTAGCCCTGCTAACATCTACCTGCTTACAGGCTGTAGTAACAACGCCTAGATTCTTTTCTAACGCCTTTAATAATGTTTCCTTTTTATTGTGTTTCATTTGTCTTATTTTTTGCCTTTAAATGATGCTAAAGGGTAAAATACTAAGCTATTTCTGTATCCTCCCTCTTTAGTAGGAACAATAGGCGTAACACCATGTACGTTTCTCCATGCAGGATATACTAGCATACTATTATCACTACTATCCATTGTAGCACCATAATCAGGCACATGCAAATTACCTCCTGTAGCATCTTGCTTCTTAGTGATGATAACATTTACACAACCTTTAATATTAGCGGTATCTCTATGAAATGGCGCCGGTATATTGTAATTATTAATGCTACTAGTAAAGCATTTTCCTAACCTGTATTTCTCTGGTACGTACTCCTCTATTAGCTTAACTTGTTTTTCATACTGCTCTGGTAGTATCTCCTTTAGCATAGCCTCAGCCTCTCTGCATGCTCCTAGCATAGCTTTAATAAATATTCTAGCGCTTTTAGTATTGTGTACGCTTGATATACTAGGGTATGGCCTCCTTAGGTGCGGCTTAGGTGGTACGCTACCTATAATAGTGCTATACTGTTC